TGTAAGCACCCCTGAAGTTGGAAACACCGGGGGCTGGTTGATTATTGTACATATATTGCTCATCATTGCGGTCATTTCGGAAACGAGTGGGGTCCTGGGACATAGTTTGAGCGGGAACGAAACGTTTAGCACCATTAAATCCTAGCCCGTCTGTACGGAGACCCGTCTCTGAACGGTTAGTGGTTCGCTTGGTTTTCTCATGTTCGTTTCTCGGAACAACACCGGACATACCCTGAGCACGCCCAGGCATCGCAGGTAAACGGGTTGGGAGATGAGCTGTGGTCTCTGGTTTGTTGTGGGTCAACTGACCAACAACGGCGGAACGACCACCGGTGGTATCCGCAGCTGGACCCGAACGACCTGGTAAAGTTGTAAGCCTATACTCACCCACATTTACGGGGTTCACCCTTAACATTTGTTGATATCCACCCGTCGCTGGGACATTTGCGTCAACACCTAGACCTGGACCAACAAGCTGCTTCTCCACGGGGGAGAGATTGTTCATTCGCCCATGGTCATACATACGATTCCTCATGTCAAGAATTTCCTGACCACCTGTCCGTTGTTGTATCGATATGTCAGCGAACGAGTTCATTTCCCTCTTATGTGGAATACCCGTTCGGGTCAAAAAGTCATTTTCCTTAAATTCTACATCCATTTCTGGTTTAGGAACAGATTCAATTTTGGCCTCCGCCTGTGGGGCTTCAGACTTAGTAGTTCTACTCAAGTTTCTACCAGCGTACACAAGACCTGCTACAGCCATGAGCGATATGGGATCAGCCATTCTTACTTCTTGTTAATATTTTTATTAACGTACCTTTGCTGAAAGAGACCATTTTGAACATCGGCTCGAGTACTCGATGGTTCGTACCCCATGGTTCGGAGTGGAACTTTGCACTCCATGTTGGTAAGTGGAAACAGTCTACGTTCGTAGGTCTGAACAACGTTTTTGTTAAATCGGGATGTACTTTGGGGACGGAGCTGATCACTGGTATCTATGTATTGTGCTGGGGAACCCTTACCCGCTCTGTATGGGGCAGTTCCATACAACATTGTATTGGGTCTACCCCCATCACCATTGAGTGTGCTGGGCTGAGGATACACAAAAACCTCATCAGTCGCCTTCACAGGAGCGATGGCACCGGCATTTTGAACTATGGAAAGACCAGGTTGGAGCTGGTACGCCATTTATTATTACACAAGAATATTAATCTAACTATAGGTTCCGCCACGGGGACCTCTGATATCCCCATCACCACCAATACCAGCGAAGGCCTCCAATTGGACCCCCCTCATATTGGGGTCACACAAACGTGTATTACTTTTACACATGGGTCCATTTTTTGGACCATACAACCATTCTGCAAACGCAGTTTGATCGCCTGGAATATTCGTAACGGGGTTCGAAACAAATTGACGAGCGAGACCATTACGCTGATATTTGGGTAGAGGGGATCTAGAACGTCCGGAATCGTAGGAAACGGTCGCACCCGCATTAGGTTTCACGGTGGCATAGTAGCATGCCTCTAGTCGATTTGGTGCATCCGTGTAATCCGAAATGAGAACGTTCCCCATTGGGTTATCTTGACTGGGCTTTTGACACTTCTGACCACACACAGTCTTCATACCGTATCCTTCCTTGACCATATTAGACCTGTAAAGAACATATACCACTGATAGTACCGTCGCCCCTAGGACAAATACTCTTGGGTCACGGCGGGTGAGGTAAAGAATACATGTTGTATAAATCACAAACCGAGAGGTGGCGTTTACTCTATCTTCTGGGGTTTGCTCACCTGTTGGCCAAAATTCAGACACCTTTTCAATGTTCAAAAGTTCTTCGGGTTCGTCAAACCAAGTCTTCATTTAGTATAGGTGAAGGTTTATTTTTTTGGGAGACCACCAAGCATTCCACCCATCATCTTCATCAACGCATCCTGGTCAATACCACCTTCTCCATCCTGCATCTTGTCAGCACATTCCTTGGCGATACCTTCAATCATAGAAAGTGTGTCTTCTGGAATAGAAGTAATTGTGGTACCAAGCATGTACAATGTCTGTAGATACTGCCACGTCACGTCACGCGTGTTTGTAGTCATGCGTTCCCAATACCCCTTAATGTTCAGATCCTTTAGGAAATCGATAGTCTCAATCTCCGTAAGTAGGAAGGTCTCATCCTTTCCGGAAATCTTATCAGCATAAGGGGTTACACCTTTCATGAAGGCATCTACAACGAGGCGGGGGTTTGTACTCTTGAGTAAATCAAAAGAAGTTAACATCTTCTTGATGCCCTTTTCATCTGGAAAAGTCTTGTGCAATTCCACAAGAAATTGACTCATCATGTCGTTAAACGCGGTAACGGACGCCATTTCTTATTTTGGGGGTGTAATCTTTAAGTTTAGAAAGGGTCATTTGAAATAGCCTCCTTCTTACCAAGTCCCTGTGAAACTATAAAGAACACGAGGATCGCATTGAGGACAGCAGGCTTCATGTACTTGTTAAGTTCCAACTTACCCTCATTATTGAGAGTTGCTTTGAGGTGAATGTAAGCGGCGGTGATACCACCAGCTATAAGACCAGCGGTCATTGGGTCACGTAAATAGTCGGAGAGTTCCATTTAATTATACCTGGGATTTTTTGTACGCCTCTCAGGTGCATCACCAAATAGGACACCTTCATCTTCATCCTGGGGTTCCTGCTCTGGTTCTGGAACTGAAACATTCGTAATAGTCTTGAACTCATTTTCGAGTCCAGTGGGGGGGAGCTCCGCACCCGTGTCCTGTGGGGTAAAGTCTTCCACTGGAGGCTCCTCACCACCCATCGGAGGCTCCTCACCACCCTCTGGGGGCTCCTCACCACCCATTGGGGGTGCCTCTGATTCCGGTACCCCAAATGGATCCGCTTCATCGAATTCTGGGTCTGGGGTGTCCTCAACATCTCCATCTAGGTCGATGTCCCTCGAATCTTGGCCCATGTAGGTCTGGAGAATCTGTTGTACGGGGATTAATTCCTTCACAGTGGCTTCGATGCACCCACAAAATCGGAGAGATAACTTCTCATCCCGGGTGTATTCACTTTGTTCATCGTGGAAAATGTAGGGATCCCTATAGAGGTCCTTTGCGATATTATTGTAGCAGGTCTGAATGAATACCTCATTTGTTGGGAGCTTGAGGGCAATTTTCTTATTGTCCGACTTGAGGCGGACTGCGGAGAGAATTTTAGTACACGCGACGAAAACGGCAGCTAGGAGGTCGCTAAACCAAGCACACCTATTCGCGATATTGTCCGAATGTTGCTTAGACATCGCGTTGGACCAGTTTGGAACCTCCTTAAGGAGCTTCTGGTACATTACGAGAACCTTCCTCCCCTTCGACATGGTGACGGACTCGTTGTACATATCCTGAAAAACTTCAATCATAGCTGGACACATAATGAGACAGAGCTGTCCCATATACTCTTTCTTGGCTTCTACGAGTACGTTCAAATTGTCCATTTATGATTAAGGGGGTTTTTAAAATCACTTTTTCCTACGCACCTCCCCGCCTGTATTGATTCGCCATCTTCTTGAGGTTCATTAAATTTGGGAAATCGCCTTCATCCTCACTTTCTTTCTTCTCTGGTTTCTTTTTGGTGACCATCCAATTCACGTAGATATCGTACTCACTGACGAGACGGACTGTGAACCCACCCAGGTGGAATTGCCTGGCGATGTACTTCGCCGCCGCAGCTCTGTCAAAAACGGGGTACCCAATCAAAAAATGGGGGATGGTCATGAAAAGTTGTTTGTGACCAAGTTCAACAGATTGTTTAATTTTAGCTGCAAATTGTTCATATATCTTTGTATAAATTTCTTTTTTGATTTTCTTTTTCTTCTCGTCGATTTTCACAACATCGTTGATGCTAATCATTACAATTACTGTAACTTATTTTTGGCAGAATCCAACTCACCCTTGGATGGTACAGCCTTTTCCTTGACGAGGTTGTACTCAATAAATTCCTTACCCTCTATGTCATTTACAAATGGCCCCACATTTACAGGGACCTGGACACCCATTGGCTGGGAACGGAGAGAGATAAGTGTCGGGGGCTTGCTACCGAACA